CCTTCCCGGCGCAAGCACGCCATTGGAAAGAGTAAGACAGCTTACAAGCAGATTCCAGCCATCTACCGAAATCCGTGAATAAATAACAGAAAGGGTTGTGAGGTTATGGGATTCAGATACAGAAAAAGTATTCGTCTTGGCGGCGGCTTCCGCATCAATATTTCAGGAAGCGGAATTGGGTATTCATGGGGCGTTCCGGGATACCGAATCACCAAAACGGCCAACGGAAAAATCAGACAAACAGCGTCCATCCCCGGAACCGGATTGAGTTACTCGACAGAGGAATCCCTGCATAAATCTGCACGACGAAACACAGCAAAAGAATCCCCTTATATTGATACCGAAGTTATTCAGTCTGTTGACCGTGAGAACTATAAAGATTCTGATTTCAAGGCCCTTATGAAGAAGATTCGTCGAACACGTTTTCTCAGTAAAGCCTCTCTCATAATTGGCTCCATTGGTTTACTCGCCTTTATTGTTCTTCACACTCCCCAACGGCTCTTCCTTACCATTTTTTCTTTTGCCGTATTTTTCTATGTTCATTACGTCGCACCTGTAAAGTTGGAATATGATTTCACCGACGAACAGCGCGCGGCCTATGAAGAATGGTACACTGCATGGCGAAAATTATTTGCTTGCGATACCGTTTACTATGTGCCTGAAACATATACCAATAGTAACGCAAGAGAGCATGGCGGCGCAGAGAAAACCATTTCTGAGGAAAAGGTACTCGGAATGCCTAATCTTCCCTACTATCTTCGGACAAATGTTCCCGTATTCTCCGTGGCATTAAATCAGCGAGAATCGTTCTATATTTTTCCTGACAAGATATTCTATATTCACAACAAAAATATTAGTGCCTACGATATTGCTGAAGTGTCATTTGAAGTTGATTCTACTAACTATGTCACCGATGAAGCGCATCTGCCTGCGGATAGTAAAGTAGTCGGCAACACATGGCTCAATGTAAATTCTGATGGCTCTCCAGACAGGCGCTATAAACACAATATGCCTTGTCTTATTTGTGAATTTGGAAAGTTGCGAATTAGTTCCGATACCGGGTTGGATGTTCTTTTCTTGCTCAGCAATGCAGACAATGTTGAGCAATTCAAATCTATTCTCCCCCAATAAAAAAAGACCCCGACCATTATAAAAATGGTCGGGGATTTCTAAACACGTCAGGAGGTATATTCTAATGCCCTGCTATAAGGATGAAAAAACTGGCACATGGTACTGCCAATTTCGCTACGCTGATTTCACCGGAAAAAGAAAACAGAAGCGCAAACGCGGCTTCAAAACCAAACGTGAAGCGCAGGAGTGGGAGCGCGAATTCCATCTGCAAAAGGCCAAGAGCTGTGATATGACTCTTGCCAGCTTCGTGGAGCTATATTTCGATGACCGGGAGCACCATGTCCGCGACACCACAATGGACACTAAGCGAAATATTTTTGACACCAAAATCGTTCCGCTTCTCGGAAACCGGAAAATGAACGAGATCACTGCTCTTGATATTCGAGATTGGCAGCAGCGAATCAAAGAAATGGGCGAAGCCACTGGCCTCCCCTATTCGGAAACATACCTCTACACCATTCACGCACAGTTGACCGCGCTCTTCAACTATGCCCAGACGTTCTACGGCCTGCGTCTCAATCCGTGCGATGCCTCTGGCTACATGGGTTCCTCCGTCGCCGGGGAAATGCTTATCATCACGAAAGACCAGTATGAGCTTTTGCGGAAAGAATTCCGCAATGAGGCCTATCTTCTGGCATTTGATATTCTATTCTGGACGGGATGCCGCGAGGGTGAGATGCTGGCGCTGTTGCCCAAAGACTTGACCGATGATGACCAGTTGCGCATCTACAAGACTTACCACAGAAAAAAAGGGCAGGACATCTTCGGCCCCACCAAGAACAGCAAAAAAGGAGGCAACCGAAATGTACCTATTCCACATTGGTTGGCCGAAGAGTTCCGCACCTACTGTTCCCGGCTCTACGGGCTGACCCCGGACGACCGCGTGTTCTACATGACGTGCACAGCGCTCAACAAAGAACTGACCCGCTGCACCCAGCTAACCTATCTGCCAGACATTCGCGTCCATGATCTTCGACACAGCCACGTTTCTCTCTGTATCGAACTTGGGTACTCTATTGTTCTGGTAGCCAAGCGAATCG